GTGCTTTCTTCTTATCATCCTGAGTTCTTAAACAAGCACTACCTAACCAAAAGTCAATATCTTGTACTGCTCGGTAAATAATGCGACTATCTTTTTTAGTCTTCTCTATCTCAGTCTTTGTAGAATCAGAACCTAAGTTCGTGTACATCTTACAATCTATTCTAAATAACTCATCTACTTTTTCTCTATCACTAAGTTTACTCTTTACTACTTGGTCAATTTGTTCTCTTAGTGTCATAGTCATTAAATAGTTAAATTAAGATTAGATATTATTATGCTTTTATAGTTTGTTGGTTCACAAATGGGTATAGGTTGCCCTACCATACCATACCCAATTTTATGCTTCCACAGATGTCGGACACATAACGGGTGTGTATCTTTAATAGGTTAAATACACTCACTAATTCTACTTCTCCTATAAAGTACAGTCCCTCGTTTAGCTTACGGTTGAGGTGGTGCTTTGACTGCTCCCCATTCTTGCACCTTTAGTCTTGTAGCCGAATCGAGTTGTTAGACGCATAAGCTACAATGCAATAATAACTATTTATTTTGAATCTTTCATTGAAGTACCAAAAAAGTATCCGAAAATTGACAATACAATTCCTTCACAAATTCCGATTAAGTGAATCCACACCTCTTTGTTCTCAGAAGGTATCTCTAAATAAACAATAGCATATACTATAAAAGCAAAAGCTCCTAATCCTACAATACCTGTTAGGTTGTACATAAGATCAATCTTACCTGTTTTAGCTATCTCTATTTCTCTATTTCGTGCAGAATCTCTATCAGCTACTTCTGTTTTATAAGCCTCTATAAGAGCTTTGTGTGCTTCTTCTTTTTCCTCAGAACTCAAAGTATCATCGGAATCAATTACACTCTTTAAAACACCTAATACACCGCTCTCAGGTAATAACCCTGTAGCCTTACCAAGTAGTTTACCTACTTTAGTTTCTTTAAATGGTTTTTTACTCATAATCTAATATGTCCAAATTGAAGGGTTCTTATCAGGATCGTTATCACAATGAATGAAAGTCTTAGCAATTCCTATCCTTGTAAATCCTGCTTCTAATAATGACTGAACGATTTTAAGCCTCTCTGAGCCACTTTCACAAGCGATGTCTGCTGCGTATCCTTTTAGGTGAGAAGATGTCTTAGAAACCTTGTAACCTGCCTTCTCAAGCCTCTCAATGTCCGCTTCTATTCTAAAACCACTTGTAATCTCAAAAGGAATACCTGCAAAGTGTCTTGCTTGGTTAAGCATATAAAGGAACGAAGGTTGCATAAGCTGACCACTCCCTTGTTGCAAAGGAGAGTCAAACTCGTGATATTTAAAGTAGTTAATCATTCTTGACAGTCTTTTTAGATATCTCCTTACCCTTTCTACTTAACCTTACCTTAACATAATCAGTCGTTAGTTTTTTTTTGATGATAATCTCTACATCTTCATTAGCATAATGCTTCTGAATAACATTGATAATAGGATTATCCTTAGTTGATTCTAACCACTCTGTTCTATCTGTGATATCCTCTTGGTGAATTACCCTTTGAGATGCACAACTTGTACCCAAGATAAGGAGAAGTAAAAGGATTAAGTATCTCATTGAATTGAAGTTATATATTGTTGAATTTCTTCTTGTCTAATGTTTAGCTTAAAAGATAAATTAGCCTCCCAATAATGAACTAAGTGTCCATCTTTGAATACTAAAATGGTAGGTACTACCTTAATCTGCTTTCTTAGACCTTCGGGTTGTTCTTCTAAATAACCAAAAGAAACTCTCGCTCCCCGAATACCATTAAGGTCGATATTATTTCTTTCATTCCACTCTGCATTGACTTGCACAATAGAAATCTTTTGAGAGTAAACATTCGCAGTAAATAATACCCATAATAAGAATAACCAAGATCGTATCATTTCTCTACTAATTTAAATAAACGCTCCTCAATCTTATCGAGTTTCTTGCCATTCTCATCTACCTTCTGTTGGGTATTCATAATGGTTTCTCTAATAAGCTCATCCTTTAGGTCATACTCTGTTCTGCTGATTTCAGGTTTAGGAAGTTGTTTAGCTTCTTCAATATCTTTCTGAAGGGCAAACCACATTCCTGCAAGTGATAATGCACCTGCTATGATTAACCCTACTGTTTTTAAATCAAGTGTTACTTGTGTATTTTCATTTATCTCTTGTGCCATAGGATAAGAGGGTTATTCACCCCCCTCGATTTTTTCAAAAGAACCATCCTCTAAATTGATATTACCCTTCCCATACTTATCCTCAACCTCTACTTTTGTTTTTTCCTGCTCTGATTGAACATTCGCAAACAAATGCAATAGGTTATGTTTTTGAGTTTCTAAAACTCCTAAGTCGTGAAGAATAGCATTCTTTTTAGATTCCTGCTCTCTTAACTGATTTAATAAACTTTCTTCAATTTGCATAATATGTGTTTTATGCTAAGATACCAAATTTAATGTTTGATGCGTAGGGTTAGCCATAGCTTCTAATTTAGCATCTAATCCTGCTTGTAGTTGTTCTACTACTAACTTAGATTCTAACCAAGCCTCTACATCTGCTTGTGTTAAGTCCTCATAAGCAATAAAGTCCCCTTCAGGTGCTTCTAATCCTACTGAGCCATATACATCAGCGATATTACCATCAGCATCTTCTGCTTGGTATCTCCAATGAATCGACTCGATTACATTACTTAGTTCTCCTTCTTGAATTTTAGCGTGTAGTCCGCTAATTACCCATTTGTAAGTGTTAGCCATTTATTTTGCTTTTAATAATTCGATTTCTGCTCTTAGTTCTTTGATTGCTCCTACTAATAAAGGAACGATTTTGCTTTGGTCAATACCTTGATAGATAGGATTACCTTCTTCATCTACTGCATCTTTTTCTCCGCTAATAGCTTCGGGTATTACCTCAGCTACTTCGTGTGCTAAGAATCCATCTACTGTTGTTTCAGGGTCTGCAATAAAGTTAAATCGAGAAGGTTTAAGAGCATCTACTCTGTCTAACGCTCCTGTCATCTCTACTACATTTTCTTTTAGTCTGTAATCAGAAGAAGTGTTATAGGAAGTTGAAGAGCCGGTTGTTTGTATAGTACCAACATTCCCGTTTGGATTTACAAACTGCATTTGAGTAGCTGTTCCTGTCTGATTAATTGAGGTTTCAATGTATCTTCCTCCGCTTGGATGAACTTGTATTCCTGCACCAAAAACTGTATTACTTGGAGAAGATATACATCCAAAGAAAACATCCCCCTCACTTGTAATACGCATTCTTTCTGAGCCATTATTCTTAAATACAAGACCTGTACCATCTTGTTGAATTTGACCTATTGTAGCACCACCCGAAATGTCTTGAAATGTAAGAGTTGGTAAATAGGAACTTATTAAAACTCCTTCAGTTCCATCATTTGAAGTACCCTGAACTTGAAGTTTAGGTAAATAAGTAGCATTAATAGTCTGAGTCCCTATCCCTACATTACCACTTGAGTCGATACGCATTGCTTCTGACAGAGTACCTGAAGAATTTGCTGTACTAAACTGTAAGTTACCCGATTCCGCATTAGAATCTGTAGACGATACTATGGCAGCTATTCTTTTATTGAAAGAAGTTACAGAAGAACCATTATTAATAAATGTTAAATAACCTAATCCTAATCCTCCACTTGCTCTATTTCCTACAATATGAACACCTGAATCTCCACTACCTTCTACTGCTAACTGAGTTTCAAGAAAACTTAACTTATTAGGACTCTGCGTTCCTATCCCCACATTACCGCTTGAGTCTATACGCATCTTTTCAGTAGGCGTAGTAGTGCTTCCTGCCACACCTGTTGCAGAATCTGAATTAAAAGTAATATCTGCACCTGAAAATGATATACCCGAAACAGCTGCTCCTGTTCTTCTTACATTTACAGCAGAGCCACTCTGATTTTCTACATAATAGTTGTTTCCTAAAGTTAAATTTGCAAAGTTGTCAGCCTCTCTTGATATTAAGGTACCATTTGAGCCAAAAAATATCTGTCTCCAAGAAGAAGTGAATGGGTCGCTGAATTGACCTTTTGCATTTAAAGATATACTTCCGTCAGTATCCACTTTAAATCTGTTTGTAGCTACTGAAACTAACCCACTTACCGCTAAAGAAGATAATGTACCTACTGAAGTAATATTTGGTTGAGCAGCAGTAGCAAGAGTAGCATTTAAACTACCTGTTATTGTTACCCCATTTCCCGACCTACCGACACTAAGAGCCGAAGCATTACCTAAACCATCTTCAATTAAGGTAACACCCGAAACATCTAACGCCTCGTTGTCTGTTGTTTTTAAAAGACCATCATAAGTGTCTTTAATTTTTGTGTTTGTTAATGTTGCCATTTATAATTTCTTTAAATTTGATTCCATATATCTATTTCATCTTGATAGTAACTGCTTTGATACTTCCAAGTATCTTGACTCGCCTCTGCTTTGTAAACGATCCACCATCCTATATTATTGGTCTTAGCACCTATTCCCCACCAAGATTTTTCATATACTTCTCCCCAATCTATAAGGTTGCTTAACCATCTCCAAATCATACAAAACAAGCAGGTTGGCTTGGTATGTGAATAGTTTCCTCATTCGATTCTTCACCCCACCAAGTCGAGCAGTATATCTTACCCCAATCTATTGTGTTTGACATCTATTCTTTTTTTTATCTCTTTATTTAGAAATGTTCTTAGTTTCTGAACATTCGTTGTCTTAGGCTTATACCCACTTTTTATAGTACCCATCCGTTAAATGTTGCGTTAGTATCAGGATGTATATCATCGTTAGAGTTTGTATAATACTCAGGGAATGACTCTTGATTAAAACTCATATAATCAATAAACCTTCTTGTATAGTACTCTGCAATATCCCTCTCCTTTTGTACTAAAAAATCAATCTCCTCTTTAGTAGCCGATTCACCATTTTCAGATCGGTGCTTAAATACTCCTCCATTCTTAACTTGGTAAGCTGCAAAAGGAAGATAATCTACCATCGCATAGTGAATAAGCATTGGTTGTACATAAGTATTTACTAACTCTAAGTAATCACCACTCAATGTACCTGCAATAATATCTGCACTAATCTTGTTGTATAGATCAGTACCTAAGTAGTTACGAATATGTATCTCTTGAGCGATCTTAATATACTGAATGAACTTATCCGTATCTACATTACCATCTAAGATGCTATTGCGTACTAAGTCTTGTCTTTTTATAAATAATGCTGTTGCCATATCTTATCTTGGATTTGCGTATCCGTTATTAGGCATATCAACAGGTCGCTTTGCTACTAACGGGTCGTTTGTTTGTGGTTTCAATCCTTCTTTTCTTGCTTTATTAACGCTTACCTCAGCATTAGGATTTCCTACATCAGGTCGCCCGCTTTTACTCATATAAGTCTTACGCATCCAAAAATGATGACAATTAGCACCGCCTTTGTAAAGCCATATAGAATAAGTATCTGCTCCGTTAAGACCGAATCCTGCGTTTACCGCTTGACTACCCATCTTTTCAACATCCTCTTTACGGTATATCTTTTTAGAGCTGACCATCTTCTTACAGAACTCTCTTGAATTATTTTTAGTGGTCAAAGGTGCGTATTGGTATCTTACTTTGAATTGTACTCCATCTACTTCCGCATCTTGCTCTGACTTTGCATTAGGTATTGCTCTACCTGTACTTGCAAGTCCTAACATCTTATCTAATGCTTCCTCTTGACCGTAATCTACAGGTCGCTCATCAACAAGTTCCCACTCATCTAAGTCCTCTTCTTCTCCTAACTCATCTAAAGCCTCAAAGATTTTATCTAAGTGTTCATCAGATGTATCATTTACTTCTTGCTTAGACATCTTTACTCCCGTTTCCTCTTCTACTTGTTCTTTAGTCATCGCATTATCAAGCTCTGTAAACTCAAGTGGCTGAAGCGTTTTAAAGTACAATCTAAGAGAGATATTATTGTAAGCTAATACTTGCTCAAAGGCATCTATTAAAAGTGTCTGAAATGGTCTAATAACCGTGTTATCCATCAAGGTAGAAGCCGTTTTTAGCTCATCTGCGTTGTTTCCTAATCCTGATTGGTCTTTGATACCTAAAAGCATCGGAGAAACAACTCTATGAGATACCATAATCTTACGCATACTCTCATCACTTAGGAATTGGTACTGATTATGTGCATCACTTAACTGAACAGGCTCAATAGAAGCTGCTGACTCTGAGTTGTCATTAAACGCTAAAATAAACTTACCCGCATTAGATGAACCCGAAAACTTTTGATAGATTCTCTGCTCAATCATAGAACGCTCTTCCTCATTAGGTACTCCATTATTGAAGTTAATAAGCATTGATGGAGCAAGTCCGTTCATTATGTTGTTAAGGTGATAGTTTGATATCTCCTCTTCTAATTCTGCATACTGTAACCCTCCTTGATAATCTACAGGTGAGTAGTAATAGAATCCTGCTCGGTAAGGTTTTATAAATAAAATCTCTACACCTTCTTTAGAGCATCCAAAAGCAGGAATACGCTGAGGTTTATCAGATGGCTTAATCTTAGTCCAATCAGCCATATAGTAATATCCTTCAATATCTCCATCCTCGTTGCATTTCTCTGCTCTTAATGTTTCTACAGGGAAGTGTTCTACTTGTACAATCTTAGAGTGATCCTTAGAGTAGATTACTTGCATAGCAGCACCACCCATTAGTTTTAAATCATAGGCTAACTTACGAACACAATCCTTATTAAATAAAGACTTCATTTGTGCGTATGCATCAGGCTTACGATTAGAGTCAGTAGCATCTAACCCTTTTCCGTAAATCATCTCTGAGATACCGTTTATAATCGCATTGTTAGTTGCAGAGCCATTATATCTATCAATTAAGTACTGATAGTAATCATTATCTTCTCCGTAATTTACCCAATCACGATTTTTTTGCTCGGTAATCTTAGGACTTGTGTAAGTACTAAAATTTACGACTCTTAAATCGTTATGTACTTTTGCTTTGTGTGCTTGTCTGCTCATATTATAATGTAATCATTATCGTAAGTATCTTCCGTTGTATATACCCCATCGTTTACAGAATACTCACTTATCGTTTGATCGGTACAGAATACCTTATCTTTATATATAACGCTCGAACCATCTTTTATTGTTAGTTCGTAAAAGTGATTTTCTACTAATGCAAATTCAGTAGTTATTATTAAATATCCGTTATTATATACAGTTCCACTTGGCTCATTCCAATCATAATCTGCTAAGTTCCAAGAATCATTATTATTATCCCATTCTAAACTTTCAATCGTCTTAGTAGTTATCTCATTAGTAAGTTCATCTCTTAAAACAAGACTAATCTCATCAGGATAACTTCTTGGAATTATCTCAATAGTTTGGTCGCTTGTGCTTGTTGTTAGAATTATCATTTTAACTTCTTATATCTATATAACGAATAAAATCTAATTATTTGCATACAAGCATAAAAAAAGGGAGCATATAGCTCCCCTTAATTATCCTTATTTCAAAGATTATGATGCAGCACTAACCGCAGGAGCGATTGGTGAAGCAGCAGAGTCAGTAACCGCAGTCGATAAGAACGAAGGTGGGTTTTTCTCAAGAGCCTCAAAAGTCAAAGTGAATCCTGAGTAATCTCCTAAGTTAGCACCTGTTGCAAGTGAACCTCCTGTAAGGTCTGCACCGTGTTCTAATCCGATAACCATTTGCTGACCATTGTAATCCTCAACTACGATGTGAGGTCTTGCAGCAGCTAATAGTTTGATTTCGTCTTGAGTTGCAGAGTCAAGAAGTGGTAACTGAATGTTTACTGTTTGTGTGTAGAAAATAGAGTTATTTTCACGAGAGCCATTGATAGCAGTTTCTACAGATGATGCACCTCTTAGGTCATACCCGTACCAAGTACCATCTACTGCTCCGCCCGTGATAGTAAGACCACCCTCTACAAAAGCTGCAAAGAAAATCTTTTTAAGACCTCCTACTGCCTTTGCACAAGGGTATTGTCTTCCTGTAAGTGATAAAGAACAAGCCATAATTTTATTTATTAAAAAAGGGCAGGTAGGCTTATTAAGGCTTACCTACCCTCTTAAAGTTAGTTATTCAGTTTATTAAGCAAGAGTTAATAAGGCAAGGTCAGAACCGATACCATATTGTACACCTGCGGTGAATCGCATTACTACACGAACATTTTGCGAACCATCAAGGTCAGCCATATCAAGTAGTTTAACTTCGTTGTGGTCAGCTAATAATCCTGTACCGAAGTATAGGTTAGATTTCTGTCCTGCTACGATGTGATCGGTTGGCATACCTGAAGCAAGTTGAACTTTGATACCCTCAAAAGAAAGAGCGTTACCATTGTTAAACCATTGAGTACCTTGTGCGTTGATACCCGCAGCACCAAGTCCTGAAGCTCCAAATCCACCTAAAGCACGAACATACGCTTGGTAAGCAACAGTTGGTACATAGATAGTAAGGTCTTCTTTACCGATTACCGCAGAAGGAAGTGCATCTACTACATTTCCTAATAGAGTGATGATGTTAGAAGAAGTAAAAGAAGTTTCAGCACCGTTAGCAGCATCGTTTACATCCCCATCAGCAGCCATAAGAGTAGTGAATCCATCAAACTCACCTGCGGTAGCGTTTACTCCACCCCAAATGTTTTGCTCTGTTTTCTCAGCAACTAATCCCGCAGTATGTGCGATGATAAAGTCAGAGAATGAAGGAGGTAGGTTGTCAAATGCAGAATATCCCATTTGTACTGCTTCCCAATCTGAGCGGAAGTCTTTTTTACAGAACTCTAAGTTTACTTGGAACTCTTCAGGTTGAAGAATTCTCTCAGTTAGAGTTACAGTAGCGGTGTCAGCAAAGTCGCAAGTAGCATCTTTGATAACATTAGCATCGGTAGCAACTTTCTTGATAACCTCTTTGTATTTTACATTAGGTTTTACTTCGATTGCTCCATCTTCGATAGTTTTACCACTTAGAAGTGCAGCAGCGATATATTTACCTGCAAACTCACCTGCATAAGTAGTAGTGATTGATGTAGTTGTAGCCATTTTTTATTGATTTATTTTAGATTTGCAATTTTTGATAATACTCTATCTCGTGTAGAGCCTTGTTTCTTAGTTGAGATATTAAACATCTCTTTTTGTACTTGAGCCTCAGGATTGTGTTTTAGAGGTGCAGCAGCAGGAGTAGCAGATAATTCTTCTCTTACTTTTTCAGCCATTTCCTCTTTTTCTTTCATTCCTGCTTTTACCTCATCGATCATAGCTTTGATCTCATCAATAGCAGCAGCGAACTCTTCTTTTTTAACATAACCCATCTCCTCTTTTTCCTCTTCAGCAGCCTCTACTTCTTCAGCAGGTGCTTCTTCTTCCTCTGCTTCCGCAGACTTGATTTCCGAAATGATACCTTCTTCTTCCACAACAAGAATACGACCATCCTCCATAGCGTATTCACCTACAGGAAGGGCAATCTTGTCCTCCTCTGTTACGATGAATACCTCCATTTCAGGTGC